AAAGGCGCATGAATGAACATACGAAAGATCGAACTCAAAACGGATGACCGTGAATACGGGACGATGTATGAGGTACATGTTTACCTGAAATTCCAGAAGGAACCTGAAATCCTGTATTTATCAACATGGGCTGATGGATATGCAGTCATTACAGCCATACTTGATTTCCTGAAACTGCTGATTGCGAAGAAAGACAGATGAAAGACGAAGATCATAAGGACAATTACTGGCTCTGGTACGTGTTCCTGGCGCTGCTGTTCGTGGCAATTCTGATTAGCGGCCTGCCTGTCCGGTAGGCAGGAGTGATGTGGAGATGACACAAGCCAAATCAGGCGGCGCGAAAAAGATCGGGCGCAGCAAGGAAAAATGCGCTCATTACCGGGCTATGCACGCGCGCGAGATGAATAAGGTACGGCGCGTGCTGAGGTCCAACGGATGGGACGCGGCGCAAGCGTACGCGGCGAAAAACAACGTGGTTGGATACTTGTCAAAGCTGGTGGCGGCATGACGAGAAACAAAAAGTGGCGCCGAAGCGCCACAGAGGAGTAAGAGACGTGCTACCACCTATCTTTCTTTTGCGAGTTACAGGATTTACATAATGGCTGAATATTTTCAATGCAATGCAGACCACCTTTTGAAAGCGGCTGAATATGATCCATTGTCAAAGGTTTTTGTTTATGACAATTAGCGCATTTATTCCCGTATCTTTCATAAACGGCAACCCATTCATCGCGGGTGATTTTTCCATCAAGCCCAAGTTTGTGAGCCCTGTTGTTTTCGACAGACGCTATTCCCATTCCGGGCAATTTTCGGTAATAAGACCCACCGCCTTGAACAACGCTTATGTCGTTCATAACAGCAGGGAAGGAACTGCTGAACATCTTGGCTACTTCCCTTACTTCAAAAGCCTCCCCGTTGTCAAGGAGACTCTTGATATATGCTCTGCGTTCGTTGATGTTATCGCGCATTTAATTTTTCAGGTATGTTTGCAAGGCATCCAGGATAAGCTCTCGGAGCGATGTGCCGTCATCAACCGCCTTGTGCTTGGCTGCATCCCAGAGTTCGGCGGGGATGTCTCGCAGGATGTAATCGCCAGTCGAGAATTGCTCGCGGAACATGCGCCGCGCAATTCCTGCCACGTTGACCTGCTTACCTTCGGCGCGGATCGTTTCGACTTCGGCCAGGATGTCGGCAAAGTGCTCCTTACACAGGAGCACCCCGCCAAGACTGCCGTTGATGTTTTTCGTGGTTCCGCACGCTTCGCATTTTTTCATGGCGTCCGTCCTAGTCCTGATTCCGAGGGTCGTGAGAGTCAAGCGGATCATTCGCATCTTTGCCGTAACCGTAGCCTTCGGTCTGGAGCATTTCGATTGCATGATTGCGAGCGGCTTCTTCGGCTTTGCTTTCAATCTGCCAGACTTCGACTTTTTTGCCATTGATGATCTTGCTCTTCTGTTTGCGTGCTCCGCATGAGCATACATACAGTGTGAGTCCGTTGCTGAGGATTTGTGGTGAGTGAGTGTGCATTTTGCCATCTCCTTTCTTGAGATGATATTAGTATACATCTTGATTATCAAGTAGTATGTAGTACTTTAGTACTATGACATTTGTTCTAATTTTGGAGCCTGAATGACCGAGACCGAGAAGATCCAAAACATGCACCAGGACGCACGCAAGGCGGCGGAAAACTACCGGGCAAATTTCTGGCCGGTGGCCTACTCCGTACCGCATTATGTTGGAGGGGAATGGGTGAGAGTGACGATCGAGCCGGACAGCCAGCGCATGAGGCCAATCCAACCGGGGCGGATACTGGAGGGCGAGAAGGACATGGGCGCGTATGAGTGACTGGAGATACATAAGCGCGACTGACATGAGCCGGGCAATATGTAACAAGATGAGGCGAAATGCGACGTGGTGAATGGATGCAATGTGATTGTTGCGGAGAGGAAACGATTATCGTGTGGCGCGATCCATGTGATTTCGTCTGCTCGTCATGCGGAGGCGGTGCTGTGATGTTCAGTTATACGACTAATTTTTTACCGCTTGTTGGCTGTTTTACCCTTCTGGGTATCACTCCATCTATTTGGAATTATATCGAATGATAAGGAAACCATGAAAAAACTACTCCCCTTCCTGCTCGGCTTCGCCCTCTCCGCCTACGTCCTGCCCTGGCTAATGATGCGTAGGCAGTACGATCCCTGGAAGCCTGCGACTAGCTGCGACATTGAAGACGTGCCGCCCTACAATTTCGTAATGACCAGGACTGATACCGGACACACGGTAACGTGGACATGGAATACAGAATAAACCAATGAAGCCTTTCGAAGATAACCCCAGGACGCTTTCGAAGTCGCAGGCAAAGCGGCTGAAGGAAACCATGCAGGAGTTTGGCGATCTATCTGGAATCGTCCACGATCTTGAGACTGATGAGGTCATCGGCGGGAACCAGCGTTCCAACGTTGCGGCGCTGATGCAGACAGCGCCGGTCATCACCGAACGCTTTGACCCTGCCCTACCGGACGGAACCGCGTTACTCGGACACTTCGAGTACCAGGGCAGGCGCTTCGCATACCGGGCGGTAACGGGCTGGGACGCGGATAAGCGGACGCGGGCGAATCTGGTAGCAAATGCTGGAGGCGGTGCATGGGATATTGACCTGCTTAGTGGAATTGACACATCTGTTCTAACATCGGTCGGCTTCGATACCGAGATGCTCCTGAACACGCGCGGGTTCGCTAGTGCGCTGGATGCGATGCTGAAAAGTGAGACGCCAACAAATGACGCAGAGCCGGAGATTGATAGAGCCGCCGAACTGCTGGAGAAGTGGAAAGTTCGCACAGGTGATATGTTCGCTATCGGTGGACATAAACTTATTTGCGGCGATTGCACCGACGCGGCGGTAGTGGCGAGGGTGATGCAGGGAGAGAAGGCGGGCGCGTGTGTAACCGATAGCCCTTACGGGATAAACCGCGAGGGAATAGAGAACGATGATCCCGAGGGCTTGCGTAAGTTGTTTGATGGTTGCCTTGCTGTAATGCCGATAGAGAATGGTGTGATTATAAATTTTCAATCGCCGCGATTGTTTTCTGTGTGGCTGGACGCGGTAAGGGACGCGGGGCATAAGTTTGAGCGGGCTTTGTGGATGTACAAGCAGAATGACGTTACTTTTACTTGGCATGGATGGCTTACAAAATCAGAAGCAATTATTGTTTCCAGTATTGGAAAGCCGAAATGGAATATCCCCGCTGAATATATGCACGACTGTTATTTAGTGAATTGGGACAAGGAAAGCATGGTTGAGATTGACGGCTGGCACGCTTCAATAAAACCGCCGCAAGTTGTCATAAGCCTTATAGATAATACAACGGGCGATTTATACGAGCCGTTTTGTGGAAGTGGAACGGGATTAGTCGCCTGTCAGAACTTAGGGCGCAAGTGTAGAGCCGTGGAAATATCTGCGGCATATTGTAGCGTGGCGTTAGAGCGCATGTCGCAGGCGTTCCCCCACCTATCCATAGAGAGAATCTAGAGTAATTCCGAGAATAACGCGAATGGCAAAGCATCCGACCAAGATACGCAAGGCGCAACTACTCAAGGCAATCGCAGGCAGCGGCGGCATTGTCTCGACTATCGCGGCGCGGCTGGATGTCTCATGGTCTACGGCTAAGGATGCTATTCCTGTATACCCCGAAGCACAGGCCGCCTATGATGCGGAGTGCGAGTTACCGCTTGACATGGCAGAAAGCGTGCTGGTCAAGAATATCGCCTATGCCGTAAAGGAACAGGAGCAGACGCAGAAGCCGGTTGATGCTGGCGACGCCAAATGGCTACTGTCCAAGCGCGGCAAAAAGCGCGGGTATGGGGATAATGTTGAAATCGGCGGGCCACTTGGCGCGCCGCTGACAATTACTGTCACAGTCAAAGGTATTGATGAATAACGTCACGTGCTATAATAGAACAAATATTCAGGAAATGCCCCCGCGATGGTTGGACATCCGAGGGCGTGACCAGCATAGGAGTGCTGATATGAACATTTTAACACACAAGACAAGTGGGGTTTATGCCATTGTAAACAAAGCAGACGGCAAAAGATACGTAGGCTCGTCGTGGAATATTGAAAGCCGATGGAAAAAACACATCTCATTACTTAACGCGGGGAAACATCACAGCATACATCTGCAACGCGCTTGGAATAAATACGGGGCTAAAAACTTCGATTTTGTAATACTTGTTGCCTGTTTACGCACCGACCTTTTGATTTACGAACAGGATTATCTAGATTCCTGTAATCCTGAATACAACGTCTGTGTGACGGCTGGCAGCAAGGCTGGAACGCCGCGCTCATTGGCGACTAGGCTGAAACTTGCTATTGCCAACCTTGGTGAGAGGCACACAATTGAAACTCGGCAGAAAATGTCCATGTCTCACAAGGCAAATGGATGGCGACCATCCGAAGAAACTAAGCGGAAAATCTCTGTATCTCATACTGGTGTTTCTAAAGGAGCGCACACAGCGAAGGCGAAACAAAAGATTTCAGCCGCACTAAAAGGCAAGCCGCTTTCAGACAAGAATAAACAAGGCATAGCTAATGCAATGAAAGGCAATACAAATACATTAGGTAAACATTGGACGTGGAAAAAGAAATAGAATGACAATGATTAATGTAGATATAGACCCCGCCGTGTTTAATGATGCCTATATTCCGTGTTTAAACGAAATGGCGCGAATACAAATTTACTATGGCGGTGCGTCGTCTGGAAAGTCTGTTTTTTTGGCGCAACGTGACATCAGGGACATTATGAAGGGCGGACGTAATTTCCTTGTTTGCAGGCAGGTGGCGCGTACGCTTCGCGGCTCAGTTGTGCAAGAGATAACAAAAGTTATTAGGGATTGGGGTTTGTCTGATTTGTTCTCTATAAATAAAACAGACGGGACAGTGACTTGTGTAAACGGATACCAGATAATATTTGCAGGTTTAGATGATGTTGAGAAGCTAAAAAGCCTGACCCCGGCTAAAGGTGTATTCACTGATGTTCGCATTGAAGAGGCAACAGAAATAGAACGTTCGTCAATCATCAAACAACTTTTGAAGCGTCAGCGCGGGGGGAGCGAGAAAACACCTAAGAGGCTGATGCTGTCATTTAATCCAATTCTACAATCACATTTTATCTATGCGGATTACTTCTCAATGATTGGATGGACTAACGACCAGAAAGAATATAAGTCGCCCGATTTATACATTCTAAAAACTACATACCGAGACAATAGGTTTCTTACCAGGGAAGATGTTAGGGGCTTGGAAAACGAGAAGGATAAGTATTATTTTGACGTATATTCAGAAGGCAACTGGGGCATTCTCGGCTATGTCATCTTCACCAACTGGCGGGTAGAGGATTTGTCCGGGATGCAGGCGCAATTCACCAACCACCGCAACGGCCTGGATTTCGGCTTCTCAGCAGACCCCGCCGCCCTGTGGGTGTCTCACTATGACGCGAAGCACAAACGCATTTATATCTTCGATGAGTTGTACGAGCGCGGGCTTACAAATGACCTGCTGGCCGTGGAAGTAAAGAACAGGATCGGCTCGGATTACGTAGTCTGTGATAGCGCCGAGCCGAAATCCATCGCCGAATTACAGCAGTATGGCGTTTCGGCGCTTGCGGCGGTCAAGGGCAAGGATAGCGTATTATTCGGTATCCAATGGCTGCAACAGCAAGAGATCATCATTGATGCGAAATGCGTCAACGCAAAGAACGAGATTTCTACTTTTCACTGGCAGGAAGATGCTAACGGCAACGCAATACGTAAGCCGGTCGAGAAGAACGACCATCTGATAGCCGCTGGCAGGTACGCGCACGAGGGCGACATGATCGATACATGGCTGGTTAGCTAAAGAGGACAAATGACGAATTCACCATTCATTTTTGCAAGTCCAAACCCCTATAAATCTGGATTTGATTTTTCTCCCTGGGGAGGCATTGAGGGGTTCCTTGAGGCGTCCAGGACTGGGCAGACGGGTAACGTCACGTCGCTAAAAAAGTTTGTCCCTGACCTGGCACACGCGGTAGATATGACCGCCGTGGCGATCTCGTCCCTGCCGTTCGACATACTCGATAAGAACGACGATATTTTCGATACGTCGGCGAACTGGAAAAACAACCTGGGCGGGCTGCCGAACCCGCAGAAGATCATCTACCTGATCGCCTCATCACTATGCGGCGGCGCGGCGTATCTCATTCCATGGCGCACCACCAAAATGATCGTTAACTTGCAATACTGTGCGCCGGGAACGATCCAGCCCTATATCGACATAAACGGCTTGCAGTGGTTCGAGCGTACGGCGCAACGGGGCAAGGCGGAGAAGGTATATCCGAACAAGATCATTTATTTCTGGCTGCCAGATAGCGATGTGGAGATTGGTCCCGCCGAAAATCACCCGCTCGGCAATGCAACGTTGGACGCGCAGGTCATCTGGAACATGAAAAACACCATGCGGATGTATGGCGAGCGTGGTTTCGTTCCGATAACCCTGCTCGGCGCGAAAGGGATGGTGAACCAGGGGGAGCGGGAAAAGGCGGAGGGCTTCTTCGACCGCTTGTTGCGCGGTGGCTTCAACGTGCTGGCAAAGATCGTCAACGCGGATGCGCTATCTCTTATCCGCGTCGGCGCTGGGATGGATGAACTCAAGCAATCATATATCGAACTGCGCCGGGACGCAAAGGAATCTGTCTCGGATAGTTTCGGCATCCCGACCGCCCTGTTCATGTCCGACAACGCCTTCGCCAG